TTCTAAGCAACCCATTGCTCAGAATTCGTTTTACCTAAGTGTTGCTTGTACCAATTCAGAGTGTTGATATCTGATTCATGGTCTTTAGCTGTAATTTTAGAACCACCTGATTTGTAAGCTTGGATTCTATCTTGTAAGTAATTTATTATTTTCACATTGTCTATCATGTTATTTCTCCTTATTTGATTTTGTGTGGGAATCAATTCTATCATAAAAACTAATTCCCACGATTTATTTTTTTACCTGTTTTTAATCCACTCTTTAGCTTTTTCAGGGGATTTCATGAACCTAACAAGTTCGTAAGTCATACGAAAAGGTGATGTGCTCATTACTTTTGCAACATTATAAGTCCATTGTGATTCAGGTATATCTACTACCTTCAACCAATAGCCCTTGCTATTTTTTCTCATCGAATGTCTACCTGCATTTTCTTTGGGAAATTTTTTAACCCAAGTATCTTTAGTAGTCTTAGCTTTTATTATGTAAGTCACACCTTTATGTTTGACTTTAGTTTCTATTTTTCTATATGTTAATGTCATAATTTTCTCCTTAGTTAATTTTGGGTAGTTTAGGTGATACCCACACCATTTGTTTATTGGTCTAAAAGAACATAAGTTCCTTCATAACGACAAACCCATTCCTTGCCAAATTTTTTAGCCCATACTTTAAGCTCATCTTTGATATCAACAATTCTTTCATTTGAATAAACAAAACTTTCCATGTTTCCTGATTCTGTAGATAATCCTAAAACAGATTGACCTTCATAATCATAGATGTCGATGTGTGGTTTTCTGTAATGGAATGTATCACTCAACTTGTCATAATCATCACCGAAGATAACATCAATTCCCATCTCAGTCTTTGGTAATGTCTTCATCATTTCGTAGTGGTTTTTCATAATTTTTCTCCTTTTCTATATAAGTCTTAATTAACTTATACCTTTAGTATACAATACTGAGAGTATAATGGAAGAACTAAATGCACGAAAAAGCACTTTTTTTCACTTTTTTTCTTCTTCAGGAGCTAATTTGATGTTATTTACCTTATTTATTGTGTCAATCAGGCTATTTATAGCTTTTATGTACTGACAACTAAGTTCCAATGTTTCTTCATTCCATTCTTTCTCATGTAGCAAGTCATTCCATAATTTTTGATTTTGATTGAGGTCTTTGACCAATCTATCTTTTGTCTCAGTCATTCTACCTAAAACTTCTTGTGCTGATATTGTCCACTTCTTTACTTCTTCATTCATAATTTTCATCTCCATGATTCTCCATTGACCCATACCACTAATGCTTTACGAACACCTTTAGTTACTTTCTTAACTCGATGATTAATAAAGCTTGTGAATGCAATCAATGAATCTATTTTTGTATTTATAATTATTTTTTCACCACCATGAAAAAACTCCAACTCTCCACCTTCAAAGTCATCGTTTAAAACAAATGATATACTTATCTTTCTCAATGAACTCAGTCCATCTGAAATGTCAGTATGCCAATTATAATAATCTCCAACTTGATATTCTAAATATTGAATGTCTTGTATACAGGATATTCTGTAGTTATAAATCTCATTCAAATCTAAAATAATAAAATTGAGAACTTTACCGATGCCTGATTCAATAGGTATTCTCCAAGCACCAACTTCTCTTATACCTTCTTTGCCTGAATTAACTTTTGCTTGTACAGGTATTTTTTTTACAGCAATTTCTTGTAAAAAATTTTTATGTACTTGCAAGTCTACTGCTCTATGTACCAACCCATAGATAGGGTTAGTATCATAATCAGGTTGGCAATTCTCCTTAAAAAATCTATTAGGGATTGGAGAATAACTACTCACTAGCATTTTCTCTAAGTGTAAGTGTTCCTTTTTTACTTCTTGATAATGTTATGCCATTACCTAATGCTTTCCTACAATCATCAGGAACTAAAGATTTTATATCGTTTACAATTTGTTTTTGCATAGTTACATAAGGTTTAACTTCTTTTAATGAATCAATCAAGATATTCATTTCTTTATTATCTTTCATATCCAAAGTTCTCATGCCATCTAATTTGATTTCTTTAGGTTGTTCTATAGGTTGTATAAAGTCTGTAGGCTCTTTATCTTCTTCAACAAATTTCCAAAATGCCATCTCAGCTTTGTAAAGTGTCTTTTGAAACTCAGGGTCAGATTCAATAGATGTCCAATTATGCTGATTGTTACCAAAGAATACTGTTAAATATGTTTCATTAGCACCTGAGTGCATCATGTAATGTTGCAACTGACAATAATAAAATTGAGCTACATTTTCCAATGTGTTCATTGCATAAGTATGTTTTGCTTCTACAATGATATTAGGCTCTACGATATGTCCATCTAAATGAGACATCATAAAGTCTTTTTGTTCTAAAGTAATATCTCTTTTGATTTCTGTATGCTTGTGATTGTTTTCTACAAGTCTTTTTTCTAACCAATCAAGATTGAGTTTTTCTGTGATGATGCCCATTTGCACAGGTAATACATCTGACAAATCAACCTGCTCTACTCTTTTTGTTTTCTCTAGCCAAAGAGAATGCCAATCTCCTTCAATGATTCTTTTGGCATCACTACCACCAACACCTTGTGTTCTATCCATTCTGTAATCTCCTAGTTGTTTGTGAGTAGGTAGACTGAAGGGGTTCTAACAATCTACCTACATTGGAGAAACGATTATGACTTCGTTTCAAATGAGCAAAATATGAAAAACTAGAAGGGAGTATCATTCCCTTCTGCTTTCTTTATATCATTATTTTCCATCATAGCCAAGCTAATGAATTTATATTCTTTGCCTGTTTTTTCTGATGTTCCCTCTTTTTGTGTAGCATAAACCTGATGGTCATACTTGTAGTTTACTTTCATAGCACCTGACATGTGATATTTCTTACCTGCTTTTGCAGGAGTTAGGAAACCAACTTCAACAAACATACGATGATATTTGTTTCCTGTTGCACCTGTTTTTTCTACCACAATGATATTAGTACCTTCTTTGGTACGTTCCTGTCCTGACTTGTCTGTATACGTTTCGATAGTACCATCATCGATTCTACCTACTTTGACAATCCTATCTGAACTCGAATCGTAGGGGTCATTGAGTGTACCATTCATTATATCTGTTTCACCGAGAGTGCCATTCTCTGCTTTTTCTTCTAGTGCTTGTGCTTGTTCCATTATGTTATCTGCATCCATTATTTTCTCCTATAAAATGTTATTAACTTTTTCGTTTACTTGTGGTGCTTTTGGTTTACCTGTAGTACCTGTAGAATTACCATCATCATCTAAAGATGGAAGTCCATATAAAGATTGCAACCCATATCTTTTTGCATAAGTAATCCCTGAACCCATTTGATGTGGATTCTGTAGATTAGCACAAGGTACAGGAACACAGCTTTCAAAAGTATCATTATCATTGACATGTCTCATAACAGTCTTAACGAATAACTTGCCTTCACTCTCGTGTATGTGTTGTGTGAAGAACAGACCAAACTCTGCTCCATGATTGACTGCATCTATTACTGATTCTAATGTTGAGTAGCTAGATTTGAAATGTGGATTAGTACCATCTTTCTTTGCAGTTATTTTTAGTTGTTGAAACTTATTAAATGCACTAGCCAATCTAAGTTCATTTAATTGTTTCTCTTGTATTTTAGTTATTGCCATTATATTTCTCCTTTAGTTAATTTGAGCAGTTTCGTATACAGACTTACTCAGGTCTAATTCTTTTTTGCTTTTTGCAAGTTTTTCGAACTCTATAAGTTCACCTTGTTTCCATTCATTGTCTTTCAATGCTTGTCTATCTCTATCATCCATAGGTTCATCAAAGAGATATTTAAGTTCTGCTCTTTGATAATCGGCTTTATATTTATGATTTTCAGTTGTTATAGAATTATCATGTGTCGATAGGCAGTCAAGCATATTATGGATAACACAATCTTTTATTTGCTGTGGCTCTATTTTTCCAATATGTGCAACACATCCGAGATGACTTAATGATGGTTTCCAAGCAGATTTAAAGTAATGTATATAATCTGAGAAGAATCTTTGTTGATGTTTAAATTCTTTGTTCTTAAACTTAGACCATTTCGAGGTTTCATGTGAAATAATATTTCCTTTTTTGTTCTCCTTGACTATTTTTTCAAAAGCAAATCTTTTGTTTTTTTCACCACAATTCATCAAGAAATCTTCATCACAACATAGTTTATCTTCATCAACTTCTATTTTTAAAATTAAAGAATCTTTCTGATTTTCGTTTACCTGCATACCTGAATAATAAAAAGCATAGCAGTCTGTTAAATAAATCATATTAGGATTACTAAACAGATTTGCATGTTCCCAATTACCCTTAGATGTTCCACGTGGAACAATACCATTTTTTAATATGTCATCTAAATACTGAGCATCAGTACCATGATAAAGTGTCATTGTCATAATATATTTCTCCTGTTTATGTTTTGTAAGTTTCAGGAAACATGCTTTCTAACATTTTTCTATTACTTGCTTTTTTCTTTTGTATCCTATCTTCCCATTCCTGTTCTGAATATTGCTTGATTAATTTAACATCAAGTATAGAATCACAACCCTTACCTTTCAGTTGTATAGGTGTAATCTCTTTGAAGTTAAATATTGCTGTATCTTTATCTACTGCATATACAACTTCGTTTTGATTGTATTTAAGTACCATTTCATATTTGTTCATTCATTTTTCCTAGTTGTTGATAACAAGATTACACCTAAAGTATATTTATGTAAACCTTTTTTTTATACGAAAAGTAATATATACTCATTGGGGTAACAACAGGAGTAACAATGATATTAAATGATTATATTAAGAGGGAAGGGATATCAGTATCTAAATTTGCTGATAAGTGCAATATACCATTGCCTACCATGTCAAAGTATTATTATGGAGA